CCGCCGGAAACAGCGGAGGCCATGGCGTTTTCCATGCTGCCCTTCACGGAGAAATCTGTGGGCAGCGCCGTGGTCATATCCTTGGCGAGGTCCTGCATGACCCCGTTGATGTCCTTGCTCATGCCCTCGGCGGCTTTCACCGCCTGACCGCCGTTGTCCACAATGGAACCGGCAAGGCCCTCCACCAGCATTTCGCCCACCCAGGCCATTTCTTTGGAAGGCGAGTTGATGCCGAAGAAGCCCAGGATACCGTCCCAGATGCCGGAGATCCAGCCGGACACTTTGTCCCAGATCCATCCGGCCAGTGACTGGATGCCCTGCCACAGGCCGCGCACCAGGTTGGCGCCCACCTCGGCGATCTTGGAAACGCCCTGACCGAGGGCCGAAACGATCCCCGTGATGATCTGCGGGATTGCCTTCACGATCTCCGCAATGATGGTCGGGAGATTCGCAATCAGGGATACCAGCAGCTCCACACCGGCCTGGATGATTTGAGGGATGCTGTTGATAAGAGCGTTTACGATGCCGGTGATGATCTGCGGGATAGCCGCTACAATGGTAGTAATGATCTGGGGCAGCGCCTGGATGAGCGACACCAGCAGGTCGATGCCCGCCTGGATGATCTGCGGAATGGAGTTCAAAACGGCTGTGATAATGCCTTCGATGATCTGGGGAATAGCCGCGACTATGGCGGCGATGATGTCCGGCAGAGCCGCCACCAGCGAGGTCAGAAGCTGGATGCCTGTCTCAATGATCTGGGGGATGGCGTCCAGCAGGAAGGTCACGATGCCGTTGATGATCTCCGGCAGGGCCGCGATAAGCACCGGCAGGGCGTTGAGGATGCCCTGGGCCAGTCCCGTAACCAGCTGCAAAGCCGCGTCCAGGATGAGGGGCAGATTGGCGATAAGGGTCTGGCAGATCTGCACCACCATCTGCACAATGGTGGGAACCAGCTGGGGCAGTGCGGAAGCGATGCCGGAAGCCAGGGTTGCCACCACCTGCATTGCCGCCTGTAAAAGCTGTGGCGCCAGCTCGGTCAGACTGGTGACGAGCTGGAGAACAATGGACAGGGCGGCTGCGGCCAGTTTGGGCAGCGCGTTCACAATGCCGGTGACAAGGGTGGCGATGATATTCACCCCGGCTTCCAGCAGTACCGGAAGGCTGGCGAGGATGGCTTCCCCGATGACCGGCACAATGGTGGAGAGCTTCTCCATTAACACAGACACCAGGCCGGAGATGCCCTCGGCAAAAGTCTCGGCAGCTACGGCGGTGCCGTTCAGCACGCCCTGCAACCCCTCGCCCATGAGGGACACGAAGGGAATCATGGCGGTAAGAACATCCGCCGCCATGGTCTTCAGCGTGGTCATGATGGGTTCCGCAATGGCGCCCAGCTGGGCGTAGGCGTCTGTAAGGAGCGCCTGGGCACGCTGGGCTTCCATCACATCCCCATTGAGGGTTTTGTAGTTTTCCGCCGCTTCCTGGTACAGGCCGTTGAGGGTATCGGTGATGAGCGCGGCGCGTTCCTGCTCGGAACTGCAGCCATCCAGCGCCGACTGGAAGGCCTCCTCATTGACCCCTGCCCAGTTGAGGGCGTCCGCCAGCTGGCCGGTGATGGTGCCGGTCTTGGCGGTCTCATTGGCGGCTTCGGTCAAACCTTCAATGGGAAGGCTGTCCCCGAAGGTGGCCCACACGCCGGCGGCGATATCCGTCCACTGCGCCAGCTCTTCCTCGGTGGAGCAGAGCTTGGCGAGGTGGTTGACTGCTTCCACGCTGCGGTCCTCTTCGCCCAGGATGGCATAAAAGCCGGTGTAGGCTTCGCCGGCTTGTTCCGCCGTAAACCCGGCGGTGGTGAAGGCTGCGTCCAGCTTGGCATGATCCTCCCGGTATTTCCGTGTGGATTCCGCCAGGTCGAGGAAACTCTTGGTCAGCCCGGCGAGGGCGGCGCCGGCGGCGGCAACAGCGGCACCCGCCGTGACCGCCAGGCCTTTGAGGACGGAGCCGACCTTCTCCAGCTTGCCGGAAGCCTTATCGGTCTTGTCAGCGGCGTCATCGATCTCATCCCCGAACTTGTCCGTCTGCTGGGCTGCATCCCGCATCTCATCGCCCATGGAATCGATGGCCCTCTGGTTCTGGTCAAGCTCCCGCTCCATGTTGTTCAGAGAGGCCTGGGCATTGTTGAGCTGGATCTGCCACTGCTGGGTGCGCCGGTCGTTCTCCCCGAAAGAGGTGGAAGCGTTCTCCAGCGCCTTGCGCAGGGTCTCGATTTTCTTCTTCTGGGTATCGATCTCCTTGCCCAGCACCTGATTCCGGGCGGTGAGGGCTTCCACGGAATCATCGTTTTTGTCAAACTGGGACTGTACGACCTTCATTTCGGAGCCGAGGACCTTGAAGGACTGGTTGATGTCCGCCAGCGCCTTCTTGAATTCCTTTTCGCCCTCCAGCCCGATTTTCAGGCCAAAGTTATCCGCCATCCGTGGTCACCTCCTTCAAAATGGCATAAAAAAAGCCCGGATTACTCCAGGCAAAAGAAAAGAGCCGATGACTCGACTCTTTCCAAAACTCGATTCAGTTTCCTTGCATTTTTCGGAGCTGGGCGTCAATATCCCGCCCGCCGTACATGACGCAGAGCACCGTGACGGTTTTTACCTGGTGGTTTGGGATGTAGAACACCAGGTAATTGTCCACCGGCATGACCCGGAGGTTGCGGCTGCTCCATGGCTCTCGGTCGTAGACCCGGAACCGCTCCGGCATCTCATCCAGCTTGAGGATGTTCTCCTCCAAGCGGTCCAGCTGGCCATTGGCGTTTTGCTCCGACTGAAGCTCCACCGCGATATAGCGGTAGATTTCCCGCAGGTCGTGCTTTGCTTCCGGGGTCAGCGTCACCTCATAGCTCATACGCCCAGTTCTCCACGCAGCTCGTCAAACGCCTGCTTTGCAGGGATGACTTGCCCGGCCTTCATCTGGGCATAGCCCTTCTCCAGTTCCGTATCCATCTGTTCTGCCGTCATACGGCTGACGTCCAGCGGATGCTCCGGGAGCTTTACCTCGAAGGGCAGTCCCCGCTGGAGGATGACCTGCTTGTAGAACATGGTGATGGCATTGGACGCCGGGATGCCCAGGGCGCTGAGGATGGCTTCTGCCTGTTCCTTGACCTCCGGCTCAATGCGCGCATACAGATTTGCCGACTTTGCCATATCCAAGACTCCTTTCGGGATTTATGGTTTCTTCCTCGTCTCCATTGTACTCTGTTGTGCGGACAAAAGCAATACATTATTCAAATCCCGTAGGGAATCACATCGTCAATGGTCAGCTCCCGCTTGGGCTTCGCCAGGCCGAGGAACTGCTTGTGGCACTCCCACAGATCCAGCAGCAGGCCAAAGGGCAGGAGCATGGTTTGCTCCGGAGTAAAGCCCAGCTGGGCGGTGCCGTAATAGAAAAGCCGGGTAAACAGCTCGGCGTCTGTTACCCGACTTGCGCGTTTTTTGAGTCCATCTCGCTTTCGATATTCCGCTTGGTGCCCTTATACATGGCTTCCATGATGGCTTCCTTGTACCCCGCCAGCTCGAAGGGAGAGGTCAGCAGCTCCACGGCGTCCTGGGTCAGCGGCTCCTTTTTGTCCTCCGGGTGCTGGAGGTTGTGGATCAGCACGCTCTGATTGGCCAGCAGGGTGATAAGCCAGATGATCTCATCAAGCGCCATCTCAAAGTTCTCGGACTTCATCAGCCTGTCGCCCAGGTTCTCCAAACCGCCGTAGCGTCCGGCGATCTCCTTGGTGGCACGGGTGGTGAGTACCAGCTCATACTCCTTACCGCCGATGGTGATGGCGGCGCTTCGCTCCTTGCTCATGGGTCAGCCCTCCTTACGCGGTTTCCAACGTGCTGTAGTCCGGCTCATACACCTCTTCGTACCAGCCGGAGATGGTGGCAGGCAGCACGCCGGTATCGTCCTCGGACACCTCTGCCTTCCAGGGGTGCTTGCCCTGACCGTCCACCTTGTTGCGGCGGGTCACAGTGCCTTCGATGGAAGGGGTGGAAAATTCAATGCTCTCACCCTTGGTGGTGAGGTTGGTGGCGGGGATGCCGAACTTCACCCGGTAGAGCCAGAAGTAACGGTACTTGCCGTTGGCCTTCTTGGCGCGGAAGCCCACAGCCACAGGGGTGCCGCCGTCCTCACTGGTGGAAACCAGCACCTTATTTCCGTCAATGGTGGCGCCGGTCAAGTCTTGGGCAACGGTAACGCCGATGTCATCCACGCCCAGGGTCAGGGTGCCGCTCTGGAACTCCTTGACCACGGCGGCGGCGCCATCGTCCGCATACAGCGTGGCTTCCGCCAGCTCCACCGAAAGCTCGGCGGTCATGGCCTTTGCCAGGGGGTGGGGGTCGCCGTAGGTTTCGTTGCCGGAAGTATCCTCGGTGATTTTGGCATAGTACAGCTTGTCCAAGCCGATAGTAGCCATATCTCATTCCTCCATTTCACCGGCGAGCCGCCGGTGGCAATTCGCGCACCACCAAGCCAGGTAACGCATCCTTGCCGCCCGCGCCGCTGCGCCGTTTGTAATTTAAAGTTGGTATAGTTTCGCCACGTCAATGGCGTAGTGGTGAAAGCCGGTATCATCCTCATGGGCGATATACCGGCGGTCGGTAATGCAAAAATCCGCACCCAGCAGGGCGCGGACAAGCGTGTCTTTGATGGCGGTGTAGCTGCCCTTCACGAACAGGGACAGCCGCGCCTCCTGGGTGTCGTACCCTGGGGAATCATCGGCATGAAGCGCAAAGGTGTCCACCATGGGCGTGATGACCAGGTAAAGGTCGGGCGGCACGCCGGAAAAGACGCCGGTCTCCACCGGAATGGCGCAGGTATCCGCCACGGTCTTCAATTCAGAAAGCAGACTCACAGCTTCTCCACCTCCTCTTCCAGCTTGCGGATCATGGCGCTGGTACAGGCCTTCCGGGACGAGGTCTGGGCGGGTTTGAGAAAGGGCTTCGCCGGCTGGCCATTCTTGCCGTACTCGATGATATTGGCCAGCATGGCGTTGCTGCCGCCATCGGAACGCGGCTCGGCAAAGCCGACCTTGATGTTGTGGTTTCCGTCCCTGTCCACCAACGGCGGGGTCAGGCCCAGTGAGCGTTCCAGCTCACCGGTGGAGCGGGAGTCATATTTTGTCCCGCTTCCAATAACGGAGGAGAGGTTGCTTCGCACCTTTGCCAAAACGACCTCGCCGCCGGCTTCCAGGACACGACCGGCGATCTCATCTGTTTTGCTGCCCAAAAGGGACAGCTTACGGAGGAACTCCTCCGGCATTTCTACTTTCACTTTAGCCACCTGGCTTCACCACCTTTGCCATGACCTCCAGATACATCCCCCGGCCCTTCACGTCTTCCACAGAGGTGATCTCGAAGCGGTCGCCATCGCAGAGGAGCGCAAGGTCTGTGGTCACGGATACACCGGGAATGACCCGGAAGCGGAACAGGTCGGTGGCTTCCCAAAAAGCCGCCATGTTTGCCCATCTCTCGCTTCCGTGCCTTCCTTCCCGGTATGCCCGGACGGAGGCCTGGGTGACCTCCTTTTCAGATTTGAAGCCCTCCGCATCCACGGAGACTTCCTTTTTTACCAGGTCAATAAAGGTGTTCATCTTTCCAAAGGACATACTCACACCTTCCATTCCCGGTCAAGCCGGAGAAGTAGGTTCACGGTGTGCCACACCTGCTGACCGGCCTGCACGTTATCTGCGAAAAAGCCGCCCGTGCTGCCATCCCTGGACTCGTAGAAGTGGGATGACAGCATGATGACGGCCTGTTCAGTAGTGGGCGGCATGGGGTGCTCCTGGTAGTACCCCGCCGCAATGTGCTGGTAGCTCTCCGCATAGGAGATGGCGGCGGTGATGAAGCGTTCCAGCAGCTTGTCATCGGCGTCATGCTCCAGGATGAGGTTTTCCTTGACCTTCTGCAAAAGCTCGTCCATCATCACCACCGCCTTTCTATTATGCAGACGCCTTCTGCGCCAGCACCTTGATGGCCTCCGACAGGATCAGCTTACCGTCCACGCGCTGGGTGGCCATGAAGCCCACCTGGCCGGTGGTGGCGAACAGCTCGTTTAGACGCTTGAAAGAGCGTCCCTGGCGGTCAGCGATCCAGTAGTAGCTGAAATCACCGAAGGCGATGGTCTTCGCGCTGGCGGCGATGGCGGGCATATAAGCGGAAGTGCGCACAGGACGGCCCAGAATGGTAT